CAAAAGTAGAATTAGCAATTGCTGATGATGTAAAAAAACTTGCAAGTCAGGCTAAAGCCGAACTAAATGATTTAAAAAATTTTGAAAAATATGGATTAGCTTTTAAAAAAAATCTTACTAACTTATTTCAAGAAGGTGAGAAACTTGAAAAACTTATGATTAAAGCTTCTAATAATTCTGATAAAACTGTTGATAGAGCAATAAAAGTTATGGATAAAGCTGATGATGCTGCAAAAGCATTAGGAGTTTCATCAAAGGCTATAGAAGGGTATTCAGAATTACTCAAGACTTCGAATGAACTAGAGTTGACTGCTCAAGATATTGTAAGCCTAGCTAAAAAAATGTTTGCTTAATCTGTTAAATAACAATGCCAAACAAAACTAACTACATACCCAGTCGTTCATCGCCTAGAGGTGCATCAAGAGGTTGTCTTTGCATAGATAAAAACATTTACTCAAGGGAATGTTGTACAGGAGACATAATGGCTCAGGGCATAGGAAACATCACAAGAACAGATTGAAAATGCAAAAATTAAATTAATAGACGTTATATAGTTATGAAATCAAGTGAAATGATAAATAATATCAAAACACTTCTAAACATCGAGGTAAAACTTGAAGAGATGAAGTTGGAGAATGGAACAGTTGTAATGGCTGATTCATTTGAAAAAGGAAAAGAGATTTTCATCAAAACCGATGATGAAAAAGTTGCAATGCCTGTAGGTGAGTATCTTCTCGAGGATGGTCGCTTGGTAGTTGTAGAAGAGGAAGGAATTATTGCTGATGTCCGAGAGGTGTCTGACGAAGTTCCTGCAAAAGAAAATGAAGAAGGTGAGGAAATCACTTCTGACTTAGAAGAAGAAGACAAGAAAGAAGAAATGGGATACGCAACAAAAGAGGAGTTATCTTCTGCTGTTGAGGAAATGAAATCTATGATTGAAGAAATCAAAGCTATGGTTTCCCCTAAAGAAGAAATGTCAGATGATGACGTTGAGCTTTCTAAGAATATCAAAGAAGAATTATCTGCTCCTGCTTCTGCTCCTATCAAGCATAGCCCTGAAGCAGAATCTGCTAAAGTAGAACAAAAAGTCTTTGCTCAAAGTAAAGTGAGAACAACCCTAGACAGAGTAATCAATAAATTAAACAAATAAAATGAGTACATTTAATTATTTATCAAACGATGTGGAACGTAATCAAGTTTCGCAAAAAACATTAACAACATCAGTTTCTGTTCCAGCAGGAGATGCTGGTATTGACCAGAATATTGCAACAGATGCACTAGTAGTAAGTTTACCAAAAATTCATTCAGAAATTTTAGGACTAACTTTCTTGTTTAGAAACACAGGAGCAGATGGTAATAACATCATAACACTAAGCCCTCATTCAACTGATGGTTTTAATGGTAGTATTGCAAACGCTTCAGCAGATTCAGTAGCAAGTGGAGTAGTCAATAAAAATTGGGTTAACACAAAAGCAACAGCTAATAAAGGAGACTATGTCGTAATTAGAGCAGTAGCTTTAACGCAATGGTACATAATCGGTGGTGTTGGTATTTGGGCATCAGAATCATAAAAATAAATATTAAAATAAAATAAAATGAGTTTACAAAAAGTAAATCTAGCAACTGCTACAACCATAACTACTTCGTATGCTGGTGAGTTCGCTGGAGAATATATCGCAGCGGCTCTTTTGAGTGCATCAACCATCGATGATGGAGGATTGACAGTAAAGAGTAATGTGCAATTTAAAGAAGTAATCAAGCGACTATCTACAGGCGATTTGGTTTCTCCTGCATCTTGTGATTTTGACCCTAATTCATCTGTAACACTTACAGAAAGAATTATAGAGCCAACTGAACTTCAAGTTAACTTACAACTTTGTAAGAAAGACTTTATCAATGATTGGGAAGCTCAACAAATGGGATTTGGAATGGGACAAACTTTGCCTCCTAAGTTCTCTGATTTTATGATTGCTCATGTAGCTGCTGAAGTTGCTAATTCAACTGAATTGACTATTTGGAGAGGTGATACTACTGCTGCTACTAACAATTCTTACGATGGTTTTGAGAAGTTGTTAGCTGCCGATGCTGCTGTTATCGACCAAGCTGCTATAGGTGGTGGACTTGATGCTGCTAATATCATTGCTGAATTAGGAAAAGTTGTTGACAAGATTCCTTCTGCTCTTTATGGTAAGGAAGATTTATACATATACATTCCTTCATCTGCTGCTAAGTTCTACGTTCAAGCGTTAGGTGGTTTTGCTGCTGCTGGACTAGGTGGAAGTGGTGTGAATGCACAAGGAACACAATGGTGGAACAATGGCTCACTAACTGTTAACGGAGTTAAAGTCTTTGTTTGTCCGGGTATGTCTGACAACAAGATGGTAGCTGCTCAAAGAAGCAATCTTTTCTTTGCTACTGGTTTGTTATCAAATTTGAACGAAGTTCGTGTCTTAGATATGCAAGACCTTGATGGTTCACAGAACGTAAGATTCGTAATGCGAATGACTGCTGGTGTACAATTCGGAGTTGCTGAGGATATTGTTCTTTACGCTTAATTAATAATATAAGAAAGGGTGGGTGGATTATACTACCTACCCTTTTTTTTTAATAAATATATAAACTATGGCATGTGTAATAACATCAGGGAGAAAAGTCCCTTGTAAATCAGCCTTTGGGGGGATTAAATCAGTTTATTTCTGTAACTACGGAGATATGGCTACTACAACAATAAGCACTTCAGGAGCAACAACAGGACAAGTAACTGCTATTGCTATGGCATCATCAAAATTCTTTTTTGAGTATAAAGTTAAAGGTAATTCTTCTTTGACTACAACTATTACAAGTTCAAGAGATAATGGAACTACGTTCTACACTCAAACACTTGCATTGACTTTGCCTTACTTAGACATTGAAACACAACAAGAAATTCAATTACTTGCAGTAAGTAGACCACAAATGATTGTCGAAGATTATTATGGTAATAAATTCCTATGTGGTTTTGAGAATGGAATGGACTTGACTGGAGGTACTATCGTAACTGGTGCTGCTGCTGGTGATTTGTCAGGCTTTACTTTAACAATGGAAGGAATGGAAGAAACTGCACCTTACTTCATTTTAGATAGTGTAGTTCCGGGAGACCCAACAATTGTTTCAAGTGATTTGATTTCACCTAATTAGAATTGGTGTTACCCACCAAGTTCTGTCATTGTCGTTGCAATTATAAGATTGTAAATGATAGAAAATTAAAGCCCTACTTCGGTAGGGTTTTTTTTGATTTATACTTTTTGCAAATTCATCTATTTCTTTCGTTATATAAGTATGATTGTATTAAAGACATCAACCACAGCTCAAACCATAAAAGTTATACCTAGAAGGTATGAGGCTGTTTTTAAGATGGCTATACGAGATGACTCTACTAATGTTATAGTTGAATACGATATAACAACTGCATCAATATCAGGAAACTATTACACATTTACAAATGCTTTTTCTCCTGTTTTAGTTGAAGGTCATTTTTATGATTTAGAGCTTTATGCTTCTTACAACTTTTGGAATACAAACTATTCTCTATGGCAAGACTATGATGTCAAGTGGCAAGATGACTCAGGATTTAGAGGGGTAATATATAAAGACAGAATATTCTGCACAGACCAAGACATAGAACAATTTGAAAATGACTACTATCAATTAAATGAAGGTCAATACACACAAAGCACATCAGGTAACAATGACTATATTGTAACACTATGAAGAATAAAAGAAAAAGAAACGAGCTAGGGCAGTTTAAAAGCGATTTAAAGGCATCAAAATCCTCTGAGTATGGTTTTGTTAATTTAAACACATACACAAGTCCTGAGATTAAAGAAGTTAAAAACAAGGGATGGGTAGAATACGGAGCTGATAACAATTATTTTCAGTTTCTTATAGACAGATACAATGGAAGCCCAACCAATAATGCAGCGATTAACGGAATCAGTCAAGCTATCTATGGTAAAGGTTTAAACGCTACAGACTCAAACAGAAAGCCAAACGAATATGCTCAAATGGTTTCTTTGTTTCACAAAGATTGTGTCAGAAAGCTATGCTATGATTTAAAATTAATGGGTCAATGTGCTATTCAGGTTATCTATTCTAAAGACAGAAGTAAGATTGCACAGATAGAGCATTTCCCTATTGAGACATTAAGAGCAGAAAAAGCGGATGAAAAAGGAGAAGTCCCAGCATATTATTATTTCAAAGACTGGACAGAGATAAAGCCAAGTGATAAGCCTTTAAGGATTCCTGCATTTGGAATGTCAAAAGAAAATATTGAGATTATGTACGTTCAGCCATATCGTGCAGGGTTTTATTATTACTCACCAGTAGACTATCAAGGTGGATTACAATATGCAGAGCTTGAAGAGGAGATATCTAATTTCCATTTGAACAACATAATGAATGGATTAAGTCCTTCTATGTTAATTAACTTTAATAACGGAACACCTAACCAAGAAGAAAGACAATTAATAGAAAACAAGATTGCAGCTAAGTTCTCAGGAAGTTCTAATGCTGGTAAATTCATTCTTGCTTTTAATGACAATAAAGAAGCCTCAGCAGACATTACTCCTATTCAGTTGTCGGATGCACACAATCAATATCAATTCCTATCAGACGAATCTTCTAAGAAGATAATGGTAGCCCACAGGATTGTTAGCCCAATGCTATTAGGTATAAAAGATGGCTCAGGCTTAGGAAACAACGCAGAAGAGATTAAGACCGCATCTCTTTTAATGGATAACACAGTTATTAGACCTTTTCAGGAGCTTTTAATTGATTCCTTTGATAAGTTACTTGCTTACAATGATATCGCTTTAAACCTATACTTCACGACTCTACAACCATTAGAGTTTACAGAGGTTGATAATGATGTCCAAGACAAGGAAACTATCGAAGAGGAAACTGGTGTTGAGATGGATACTGAGTTAAAAAAGCCTTGTTATGATGGTTATGAGCAGTATGGAATGAAAATGAAGAATGGTAAGAAAGTTCCTAATTGTGTTCCTATTAAAAATAGCTCAGATGTTTCTCTTAAAGAGATTGATGGAAAACAGGCTTATGAAACAGCAGAAGAAGCTATNGCTATTGCTGATGCTATTGGTTGTCAAGGATATCACGAACACGAAGAAGATGGAAAGACTTGGTATATGCCNTGCGATACTCACGAAGAATTTGAAAGACCTAAGTTGTCTGATGAGTTAGGTCACAAAATGCTTGACTCACTTGAGGGTGAAACAATCGGAGATGATTATGAGTTGGTAGACACTAGAGAAGTATCAGATAAAAACATAAGTATTGAAGAATGGGCAAATTCTAAAATCAAACAAAAACTTTCAAGACTAGAAAAATTGGCTGATTTTATTAAATCAAGACCAAACGAAGAAAGCAAGCTAGATAAATCATTTTACAAAATAAGATACACTTATCAGCAAAAGGTTTCCTCTAAAAATAGCAGAAATTTTTGCAAAACAATGATGTCAAGAACTGGTAAAGGGGTTGTGTATAGAAAAGAGGACATAGATAGTGCTTCATTTCAGGGTGTTAATAATGAATTTGGACACAATAGAGAAAATTATTCTCTTTTTCGATTTAAAGGCGGAATCTATTGTGGACATTTTTGGAGAGAAGAACTTTATCGCATGAAATCTAAAACAGAAAAATACCTTTCAAAAGGTAAAGAGGTCGATTCAATTCCTAATAAGTATCAACCAAAAGGTAAACAATACAGGGATGCAAAAATTGCACCTATAAATATGCCAAACAGAGGAGCATACCCTAAATAGAAACTATGGCTACAAAATTATTTATAAATAGAACTGACCTAGTCCGTAATTCAATTATGGATGGCAACATCAATACTGACAAATTTATTTTCTTTATTAAACTGTCGCAGGAAATACATTTACAGAACTATATGGGTACGGAGCTATATGAAGAGGTGCAAGCACTTATCCCGACAGATATAGATTTACCAGCTAATGCAAAGTTTAAAACGCTTCTTGTTGATTATCTTCAGCCCATGCTTATTTGGTTTGCACAATCTGAATATTATCCTAGTGCTGCGTTTCAAATTCGTAATGGCGGAGTATTTAAACATACATCTGAAAATTCAGAGACTGTATCAAAAGAAGAAATTGACTTTTTAGTTGAAAAAGCTCGCACTAATGCAGAATGGTATTCAAGAAGATTTATAGATTATATGGCTTTTAATCAAGCTCAATTTCCTAAGTACAATCAAAACACAGATTCAGACATTTACCCATCACAAGATGCAACATTTAATGGTTGGGTTTTATGAGCTACAAGCCTAAGAAAAACAACATCAAGAAGTTAGAAGTATTCCTAAAGAAAAAAGAAAAAAACACACAAAAAAAGAATTATGGCAAGTCTATTTAATACTAAAATCTCAGCAACTTATCCGAGTTTAATCAAGACACTTGATACAACTGCTGTCACAACTGCTACTCTAAAGCTATTGAGCGATGGAAATGGTACATCTCTAGGGTTGTCCGTAAATAATCAGGGAGACTTTAAGGTCAATGCTATTTTAGAATGGGGTTCTTTAAAAGACACAGGCACAGGAATTACTATTACCAACTTGGTTAATTCTACAGCTACCCTTGCATCAAATAAGAATGACACTACTATCCCTACTTCTAAGGCAGTTTCTGATTATGTTGATGGTCAAGTTACTTTAGTAGATTTAGACTTCTAGGAGACTCTAATACAGGCACTCCTGCGGTAGATTTAGATAGTCAGTCTTTTAGTGTTTTAGGAACTACTAATCAAATTACAACTTCAGGAGAAAATCAAACGCTTACCTTATCATTACCTTCTACAGTTCACAGAAACTTGCAAGGTAACGTAACAGGAAATCTCACAGGCAATGTGACAGGGAATCTTACAGGAGATGTTACAGGGGATTTGACAGGCGATTCTGCTGGTACTCATACAGGAGCAGTTGTCGGAAATGTTACTGGTGATTTAACTGGAAACGTAACAGGCAACTTGACAGGAACTATAAATTCTACATCTGTTCTTGCTAATGGTGTTACTGCAACAAGTCAAGCGGTTGCTGATGACTCAACTAAGGTAGCTACTACTGCATTTGTTCAGGATGCTATCGGAACTATTCCTGCTGGTTTAGTATTTCAAGGAACTTGGAATGCAACAACTAATAGTCCTAGCCTATCAAGTGGTTCAGGAACGACAGGACACTTTTATATTGTATCTGTAGCTGGTTCTACTAATTTAGATGGAATCACAGATTGGAAGGTTGGAGACTGGGCAGTATTCGTAGAGCAAGGAGCAAGTGACCAATGGGAAAAGGTTGATAATAGTTCTGTTTTAGATGGTAACGGAACAGGAGGTAAAATTACTAAGTGGGCTGGTTCAGGTAATTCAGTTACTTTGACTGATTCAGTAATGACAGAGCTTAGTTCTAACATTGGAATTGGAACTGCAAATCCTAGTGCTAAGTTGGATTTAAGGTTATCCACAACAACAGGCAAAGTTGCTGAATTTCATAACAGCGTAGGATATGGTATTGGATTTACTGTAGAAAGTGATGCAGGTGTCAACACTATAAATTCAGAAAACAATCAAGCATTAGCCTTTGCAACAAATGGAGCATCAAATGAAAGAATGCGTATTGATTCTGCTGGAGCTATTAAGTTTAACACATACGGAGCTGGTACATTAGTATCAGATGCAAGTGGAAATATCACATCAATAAGTGGTGGTGGAGAAGGTGGGCCATACTTACCTCTTGCTGGTGGGAATATGACAGGTAATACTACTCATAATGATAATATAAGGGCACAATTCGGAGCAAGTAATGACTTACAAATGTATCATACTGGTTCAATAAGTTACATTAGAGATGATGGAACTGGTGGATTTTACTTTACTACAAATGGAGATGCAATGTATTTTCAAACTGATGGTGGGGAAAATATGGCTAAGTTCATTAAAGATGGTGCAGTAGAGCTTTATCATAACAACGTAAAGAAGTTTGAAACCACAAGCGCAGGTGTTGAAGTAGCAGGAGCAAGAAGTAATACTGCAGGGGTAGTTAGTTTAGGTTTAAATGCCTCAGATAGCACAATTCATTATGGTTTTCG